CCTTGCCATTGCTGTGCTTTCCTTTCTAACCTTAGCTTCCGACCATTCGGGATGCCTTATATGCATGAATTCATGCAGCAAATATAGTAGATATCTGTATCCCTTCAGAGATGAATCTAATTCAATAGTCCCATCGGAATGAGCCAAACCCCATACCTTTTCCCTGCCCAATGGTCTTTTGATTATTTTCATCAATCATAAATAGCATTTAAAACACTTTTAAGGCAATTTCATCGGGTCTGTCATCCATTTGTATGTCTATCTTATTCCCACCCCTAACCTTTGCTAATAGCCTTCTGAGAGCCTCTACATCCAATTGCAACTTCATTAGCTTATTCACAAGCCATGCCTCCTGTTGGTCCAGATTCATTTTATCAAATGTTTTAGGGATTTTCATATTCTTTCTCTATTAATATTTCAAGATAATGCTTTGCCTTCTTTAAATCTTCCAGACCATTCTTCTTCTTATGCCTCAGAATATACTTAATGATGTTCCCTTCTATAAAAGGTATATCATTGAAATAGATGAAATCAATTGGCTGAATAGCCATCTTCTTGTAATGGCTGCCACCCTCTTGATGGTCTAATGCTTTACTCATAAAATAACACCTTTGAAGATTCTTTTATTCCTTACTTCAAAGTTATCGCCTTCTATGTCAACAATAGCAAAGCCATGATTATATTTATTTGCTAAAGGTCTATATGTAGGATTTAGTTCACATAAACATCCTATAGACCATGTAGTGACTAATTTACCATTCATATCCGTCTCAGTATGTTCGGAAGTTTGATGTGAATGCCCTTGCATGGCAGATACCTTACCTCTCATATACAAACCCCTCGCAATGTTTACAGGACTAAAAATACCACCTCCAAATTCATGACCATGAATAATGTTTAAATCACCTGCCTTCATTACTCTTTTATCCTTAATTATCTCAATGCCGTTTGCCCTTGCTTTGATGATATTGCTAAATTCAAATTCCTCTACCCCTACAATCTCATGTGCCCTTCTCCAAAGAAAATGCTCATACCTTTCACAATGGTTGCCCATCTTATAGTAAACCTTTGCTTTAAATGTTTTATCAAGGATTTCCATGAACTCTTTAAATGCAGCCAATTCATGAGCAAAAGACCTGGCTTTAGGGTCTTTCTCAAATTTACTTAATCCAAAGAAATCAAGTACATCACCATTTAACAATATAGCATCTGGCTTCTCTTTCTTTGCATAATCAAATGCAGCAGTTATAGCATCAATAGAATGATATGGTATATGCAAATCAGATAGAACGAGTAAACGCTTTGCATTCAATTTATATGGCTCATATATAGCTTCCTCAGATTTCGGTAGGTTGTACGGATTCTTAGGTCTTTCTTCAACAACCATTCTCACTCTTACTCTTTTACTGCTTTTGCCTTCAATTTGCCTGAGTACATCCCTTGCCCTTTCTGCACTATTAAACAGCAAAGGATTGTCTTTATGCATAATCCTTGCAAGTTTAAGGGTAGGCATATCCCACCCATATTTATTCCGATAATCTTCTGCTAAATTGGTTTTACTAAACTTTGGATTGTTAGCCATATTTATAAGGGTTTGAAATACAGATTCGCCTCTGCCTCTCGCCTCCTCGTTAATCCTGCCAATATCTTTCCTGATGCTTTATTCCATTTAAGAAACTCTGCCCTGATAGTTGCATCATTCGGATTAGTATTTACCTTTCTCAGTAATGTGCTGCTCTTTAGATTACCTATGCCGCAGTTATATGCAAATGAAACTAAAGCAGCGAATTGATTCTCATTTATATCCTTTTGAATACAATTTTTTACTTTGACAGCAAATGAATCAGCGATTAATTCAAAAAGAGAATCTGCCCTTTCCTTTGTAATGGTATCTCCCATTTTAACAGGACTGCCATCTTCATAGAATGTATTGCCGTACCCGATAGTTTCTTTATTTGCACTGCATTTATATGCATTCAACTTCAGACCTTCAAAGGATTTAATCAAATCAGCACCTGCTTTATTTAATTTCATTTCTTAAATTTTAAGAATAAGTAAACACCTATACCACATATCAAGAGCAGTAGATAACCGAATGTTTTATTTGCTCTTTCTTTCCAGTTCAACCTTTCCTCATTAGCCTTTATCAAATCTTCCTGCAATAGCTTAATCCTTGCATTATCTACTACCACAGATTTAACAGTGTCACGAATAGTTACTTTTTTTGTGACTACATCCGTCTTCCATTTCGTTATGTATGTAGTATCATTTACCACTTCAACTGTAAATTTATCTTCTATTAACGTCAATGTATCTACCATAATAGTAGTATCACTCTTAGTTATTATGGTCGTATCATTCGCACAATACCCTGCCTTTACTACCTCTTTCGCAACCTCATCAAACATCTCTCTGTTGCTCAATACTTTCTTTACAGGGTTACAAGATGTCAACCATACTGCCAATAAAGTAAGCAGCAGAAACCATAGCAATACGGCTATCCAATCAATTTTTATCTTCATCTTTTTTAAATATCTTTTCTACAGATGTTAAACCTAAACAACCAAAAGCAAGGGATGCAACAGCATAAACCAATGCTTCAGATGGTTCAGTAGAATGAAATGAATTATGATACATAGTAACGCAAAGCATTACTACACAAAGAAAGCCGCAAAGCCTTTTCATAGATAACCTGTCGTTATCCTCACAAAAGAATTGTTTCATTTAGTTATATTCTAAAGAGTCAATAAATGTACTGCTATCAACACTTACTCTTTTCCTACCCCAAAAGTTTGTCTTTTCTTTTATTATGATAGTATCATGAATATATACCACCTTGTTTTTTTGCTGCACCTCTTTAGCTTCATCAAGTTCCTTCTTTAAGGTATGCAGGTTTTCTGTTATCCTTTCTTCTTCTTTATGTATGATAACATCCGCTTCGCTGATAGCCTCCTGCACATCTTGAGTCGTAGCCTGGCTCTTTATTAAAACAGAATCCGTTTCATAAACATAAACATCCTGCCCTTTCTCAGAGCAGGATGCCATAAATAATATCAAGGTAATCCACCTCATTTTATCTTTCCAAGTTCTTGTAAAGTTGCAATCCTTGAAGCAGCAGCAGCAAGTAATGAATCTGATTTTTTCAGTTGCATAGTCAAAGCATCAATCTTTGCCTCCAACTTTTCAATCTTCACTCCCTGCTTTTCTATCTGTTCATTGTACGTAAATTTATTATCTATGTACAAATAACCGATAGCAAGTACTGCCATAAATAGAACACCTTTTACAGGCTCTTTACTAAACTCCGAAAAGCTAATCGGTAACGGATTGACCTTTGCCTTCATTCTCTTTAATCAATTTTGAAATTTCTGCATTTGTTTTCTGTAATTCACCCTGCAAGTATTCAATCTGTGCAAGGATGTCATAACATTTCGCTTTGAGTTCTGTTAAATTCATAATAGGTATTTATACGTAAATAGATGTTTTTAAATTATTGTCAGGTTCAACTTTCCTGCCGCCCAATCATAAGCCCAAGTGTTAATATCTACGCCGCTTTGATTTCCCCAATCTTGATAGCTTACGCCATCCATGCCAAGATTTCCAACGGCAATAACCGAACCTTGTGTAGTGACATCATTACCTTCAGAGTCTTGTGTAGTTACATCTGCCTCTTTTAGTTCATAGTAGAACGTAGCGGATGTCTCCAAGTCATCATTGATTGAGCGAAGCGTGAACTGCTCCGCTACTTTTACCATTCCATTTACCCAGATATTAACTGGTGAGATTTGCTTAGCCATTTGTTTTTATATTTAATAGATGATTAATTATACGAGTGTGAATGTCTTAGTTACTCCTCCGATTCTAATCTTCAAATCTGTTCCATCCTGCCATATATCCCCATCATTTGGTGCTGTTGGTGCAGTACCTGAGCGTATACGAAGAGATGCATTTGATGTGGTAGATGGAGCAATATCTACTATTGCCGTTGGTGTTGTTTGACCTACCCCCATTCTGCCATTTGTATCAAAAGTTACCCTTTCAACGCTGTTTGTTCTTATTGCATAGTTATAGTTATCTCCCGTTCCGATATATGCATTAGCACTTGCAAAATGAAGGATGTTATTAATATTTAACCTAAACCTATTATTAGCTATTTGGAATGATGCATAGGTGGTAGAACCATTTAAAAAGTTCAAAGTTCCAGTTCCCCAAGTAGTTCCACTTGTTATATCACAACTATTTGGAATGTTTATGCCTGCACCAAATGTAGTTATACCTGTTATATTAGCCGTCCCCGACACCTGCAACTTCTGCCCTCCATCTGTCGTGCTGCCCAGAAGGAGGTTGCCTTGAACGTGGTTGGAGGCGGTGCCTCCCATATACAAGTTCCAACGACCAGTACCAGAAGGTATATTACCATAAAAACCAAAATTATTGGTTGCTCCTGTTAAACTACTTTGTACAAAATAACCATATTGATTAGTTATTGCAGAACCTACTCCTATTGTCCCTTGTGCAACATCATAATGTACATAATCATTCAAAGTAAAAGCGGCTGCAGCTGTAATTGCTGTGCTTCTAAAAGACCTTACAACTGTTGTCACATCTGATTGTACCTGACCTTCTTGGACTATAGGTATACAACTTGTAGCTCCAGTAATATTTTTTCCAACTCTAAGAGTATACCCCGTTAATGTCGTACTACCTATTCCAAGGCTACCCGCCATGTAGTTATTGGCAGTGCCGTTCATGTACAAGTTCCACCTACCTGTGGCGGCTGCGATGTCTCCATAAAAGCCGTAGTTGTTAGTTGCACCTGTTAAAGTTGTGTCAACATAGAAGCCAGACTGATTTGCAATAGTTGCAGACCCAGCAGATGTTATACCAATTGCATAAAAATGTCTTAATTGAGATAATGTAAAAGCAGTATTTTGTATTGATGGATTTGATGTATATCCCGAAGATTGAGATGTAACACCTGACCTAATTGAACCATCAACCAAAACTCCATATGAACCTGTAGAACCCTCAATGTTTCTTGATATTCTTAAATTTACATTTGTTATAGATGTATTGCCTATACCTAAATTTCCCCCAAGATAGTTATTACTCGTCCCCGCCCCATACAGCCCCCATCCACTATTATTACTCCACTCTATACTCCTCCAATCCGCAGCAGCGGTGAGAGTAGGGTTGACATATAAGCCACGAGTGATGCCATTAGCACCGCCTGTTTGGTTGATGTTAGGTGTGATATTTGACATTACAAGAGTTCCTGTTCCGCTTGTCGGCCAAAACAATCTTGTTGCATTTAACAGAATAGCAGTACCGCTTGTATGTATATAATCACTGCCCGTAAAATAAAATGTATTTCCACTTCCCGTATTGGTATCAAAAAATGATAATCCTGTACCTGTTAATGATATTGAAGTTGTTGCCTTATCCATTGGGTATATGCGAGGTGCAGCAGTTCCAAATAATAATGACCCTGCATTATTAACTCTGAACATACTTGTACCATCACTATTCTGCACAGTCAACGCAGTACTCGCACTCGTATTCCCGCTCCCCTTCAATAACGTATCGCCATTCACCTGAAGGCGTTGGCCTGAGTCGGTGGTGGTGCCAATTAATACATTTTTTGCTGTATTTATTCTAAATGTCTCA